TGATTCTAGAGTGTTCTTGATTTCAGCATCTGAGTCAACAACTGCTTCATCTGATTTAGATACTTCTATAACTTCTTCAACTACGTCAACTGCAGGGGTCTCTTCAGACTTTGCAATCTCTTCAGATGTTGGGGCTTCATCAGCCTTAACAATATCTTCTGTAGTTGTTTCAACTACTGTATCAACCTCTGGAGCGACCTCTGACTTTGTTACTTCTACCGATGCTTCTGTTTCAATAACTTCTGCAACTGCGTTTGTATTTTCTGTCATAGGACTTACCTCCTTGTTAATCTTAGAAGTATTAATGCCTTTAGCACTATCAACTAAGAATTTTATCATTGTTACTTTTTCGTTATCTGTCTTTTCAACGAAACCTATATTTTCCATCTGTTCACCAGTTACTGGGCTAAGTTCTGAATCATTTTCAGATGCTAAAACTATTCCATTTGCTTTATCGTAAAAAACATTTTCTAGGACTGTTAAGTCACCTTTAAATACATCTACTCCATCTACTTTTTCAACAGAGACAATATTTGCAAACTGATTTGCTGGGGAATCTACAAGACTCAACTCAACTAAATCATATTCTTTAATAACTCTAATTTGTGTATCTGACTTTTCATCGTATGCGTCATCCCACTTATTCATTCTTCCGCCGATTGAAAAACCAGTCAACGTACCGTCTAAAACTTTTTCCCAAGTATCTTGTGCACCCTTTGAAACATATGCAGATACAAAAACACCTTTATAAAACTTCTTTGATTCTGGATCGAAATACTTATCTTCTTTAAAGTTAACCATTTTGCCAACTGCTATTGGCTGGTGCATTTCTCTAATGTTTCCACGGAACTTTGCAAAGGCTACCATAGATGCTTCTGCTGTTACAATATCATCTTGCTTGTCAATGTTGTCAAGTGATGCAAAACCTGAGACGATTCGTCGCTCTTTATCTACCTTACTGAAAGGCATAGATAGGCGTAAGTTATCGCCATCCGTATTCCAATTTGCTTTTGAGATAATCATGGTTATTATATTATATACCCTTTTTCATTAAAGTATCACTATATGGACAAATCGGACAGGTCATCAAATTTTCTTCCTTCGCCCTTTGGATTTCTTCCACTTACTGTGGCTGATCCATCAGATTGATTATTAGTTCTTTCTGTGTCCCGTGCCCTACTTGCATTGTCATTTGCTGCTTGTTCTGGCTTTGGGTCAAAGGGTTCGTTTCCTCCTTCAATCTGTGGAAGACCAAGAAGTTCTCTACCTTCATTTGGCATCATAACCTGTGTCTTGACAAGTCTTTCAATGATCTGTGATTGAGCAATTTCATCTGTAAGTGTAAGTTCATTAAACTTAAAATCTAAAATATCTGTTTTTTCTTTTACAATCTTGTTGATCATTTTTTCAAGATTTCTTTGGGCTGGCCTTGCAACCTGCTCTTTAAACGTTCTGTCTTGTGCAAGAGCAGCAGCGATTGCAGAAGCATCGCCTCCACCAATCTTAGATAAAGGAACCTGATGAGCAACAAGAATATCATCTCTGTTTTGTTTACGATACTCTTTAAATGATGCCTCTTGAATTCCATTCTCTACAGGATCCATCTTGAACTCTACCTTGTTGGTATCTGAATCTCCAGGAAGTGGTATATAAAGGGTTCTGTGGTTTTGTCCTTTTAGACCAGTCTGCAAGAACCTAAACATTTTATCTTCTGCCTCAGCAGATAACTTTGCACCCTTAAGCGTTACGACATATCTTGGTGTTGCCTTGTTCTGGAAGTAGTCAATATTATATTGTGATGCAAGTTGATCTCCATGAAGTGATCCAATTGCAGACATAATATCTGGTACACCATAAAATGTATTTAACGGTGAGTATTCTTTAAAATGAATAATCTCATTTGGACGTGCATCTGTTCCAAGTGGATTTGGATTAGTTGCTCCAAAGTTACGGAAGTAAACTACTTTGTTTGCAATTACTTGGACAAATCCATCACGAAGACGACGTACACGCATTGTTGTAGATGGAATATGACCAACATATCCAATGTCTCCACGAACTGTTCTTCCTACTTCAAGATAACCATTTCCTGTTGCCTGTAAATCAGTAAAAACTTTTTCCATAGTTGTAGTAAAAGAGTCTTCTGTATTTAATGACTCTAGCCAATCACTTAGTTCAATTTTGGCTCTTTCAATTCTTTTACGTGCATTCTCTGCTGTCTTTGGTTCTGATGCTTCTAACTTGAGCATAGTTCTTTTAGAAACCTTAAATTCATATCCAAGGCCTACAATATTTTCAACTTTTGCATCAATCGCTGCATGGTTAGCAAATGATGTGTCATAGAAACCTGCGAGTTCGTATAAATTCCACGGTGGTGTGATAACGTCAAATAAACCGTAAGCATTTCTAAAAACTGTTCCTGAGTTAATCTCTTTAGACTTTGCTCCGTCACGCCCTGTACTTTCTGCTCTTGAACTGTCAATGTATGCTGGTGTGGCTTCTCCCTTTACAATGCGAGATGTTCTTCTTTTAAAGTTAGCATCTAAGCCCTGAAGTTCTTTAATTACATCCCATGTCTGGTTGAATGGATCTTGCTTTGTAAATGTATCATCTTCTGGCAATGGCGTATCTGTCTTTGCTCTAATAAAAAATTCTTTTTCTTCACTCATTAGTCATCACTCCCATACTTTGCAATAGTGTCCTTGGCTGCTTGTACTGCTCCAAGGTCGTTCATTGAAGGAATCAATCCCTCTGCTAATCTTTGCTTTTGCTCAGAGTACTCTTCTTCTGAGATTCTTGTTAGACCTGGTACGAAGATGCATTCGCCATCTCCTTCATCCCCGTAATATTTTGCTGCTTCTTTAAGTTTAGATATCTGAAAGATGTCGCCTTTCATTGATTCAATGTTTAAAATAGAACCAGTTCCATCTGTAAACCATTTACCGTTAGCCTTTTTATATACATATAGGCCCCAGTCATAGTGCTTTTCAATAACTCGTGCACGAGACTCTCCCACTTGCCCCTTCATTTTGGGCAAGGCTTTCTTCTTTTTGCGTGGATCTTGAGGATTCATATCAACAAGTATACCACATTAGACAGCATTAGCCGTTATTTGTTTCGAAGTAATACCTTTATAGACAGTATATTCATACCCATTAACCGTAAATACCTTATCAGTATCAATAATAATCTTATTGGTTCCTGTATAACTCTTGTAGATTGTTGAAGGGTCTACTCCATAATAACTTGTTGAAGACAAAATCAAAACCCCATCCCACACAAATGGAGATGTTTTCCAGTAATCCCATTCAAGGGTAACTGGGAGAGAGTACTTAACTCCAAACCACGGTCTAAAGTCTACCTTTTGAACCTCTTGCAAGTTTGTTGATTGATAGTAGGATATTGCATTAAACGTTATCGGTCCATTTAGATTAATTGATCCAACTCTAGAACTAAAATCTAATAAGTTTGGAAAGGATATTCCTAAGAATCCCCACTCTTTTATAGTTATGACTGGCTCTTTAACAACTTTTCCATTCCAGTAAAATCCTATACCATCTTCTAATTTACCAGTTTTTACATTTATAGCATAAATCTTTGCTCGTTCTCCACTTGGGTGAATGGCTACCATATAAAACTTTATATGATTATTCCTTGATTGAATCTCAAATATTTCTGTTGGTGCGTATGGAAATGCATCCTGGTCATATCTTATTGCTATCTGCATAGCCATAACTTTATAGTTGCTAGACATCTCTTTGTTAATTGGAATAGCCAGTCCACGGTTAACTGATGAATCGTATGTACCCTTTAATTCTATTCCAGTATATCTTGTTAAATATAGGTATGGAGAACTTCCCTTATAAATTGAAAAAGGATTTCTTTCTTTATAGTCATAATAGAATCCAGACTTTTTGTATGGATAGATTTCATTTCCAAATCTTGTGCCAATTGGATTTGGTGATGTTGAGTTAAATGCTTGAGAAGCATACTCAAGGTTTCTAATTTTAACCTTGTTATTTATAATTCCTTTTACATTAAAGTCTAAATGTGTAACAAGAGCAAGGTCTTGTATTCCGACATCTTTTGGAGGATAAAGGATCATATTGTTTACAACTTCATATTTCGTATTCATCCAGTTATCTCCTGGAACAACAATAGAATCGTTAGATGGTTTTTCTATATTAATAAAGTTTGACTCTAAAAGGTTTGCCCCATTTTGAACATATTGAAATGTGACATAAGACTTAACTAAAGAGTTTGAAGTATCGTACTTATAGTTTTTATACGCTCTATTTTTTAAATCATTATAATCTAAGTACCCCGTAAATAGTTGATTATCTAAAGACTCATAAGTTCTTTGTACTGGAAGATTATACTGATCTGATAATTCTCTATATGTCCAATTCCCTGTCTGCTCCTCTTCAACAAAGTTTGATGGTGCTGGATAGTTAATATTAAATTGAATTAAGTCAAGGTCGTAATAAGAATTGTTTTTTTCATCTTTAACAAATTGAGAAAAATATGTTAAAGGAATGTAGTCTTCCCAATATCCCTGGATGTCTATATCAAGAGTGTAACTATCAAAATAGGATGCTGGAGATAATGTGTAACTTGCAGTATGAACTTGGAACCCATCAGCAGGATAAGAGTCTACTGCTCCTGAATCAATTAACTGATCCCACTCCGCATTATTATTTCCAAAATAATCGTCTGTAGAGTTATAGGCTACGTCTACAGTACTTGAGTATAATTGAAAAACGTTTTCATCATTTACAGGAATTCCTCGTTCATTAAATAATGATTCAATCTTTTTATGATTTCTTTCTGTGCAAAAACCAACCTTATAAATTTTGCCAGTAAAGGTTTGTGTTAGATTTGACTTTCCGCCTATGTAAAACTTTAGTGTATTTATATTACCAAAAAATGATGCAACGTTTCCACCAAAATATTTAGATGCTTTATCAATATCTAATCCAACAGAAAAAATTTCTTCTAATGCTATGCCAGTAAATGGATCTGTTCCAGACCAAGAAAATGTTGCAAGAGTTTGTGAGGGTTCTGATCCATACTTTAATGAGTAAA